GGGACCAGAAAAAGGTAAAATTAGAAAGTTATCTATGACATGTCAATTAACAGATGGATCTGAATATGAAGGCGGTGAATTAGAATTTGATTTTAGAAACTATGATCCACACATGAGGGAAGAAATTAAACATCTAAAACAAGCAAAAGAAATATTACCTAAAGGCTCTATTATTGTATTTCCTTCATTTGTATGGCATAGAGTAAAACCTGTAACGAAAGGAGTGAGATATTCATTGGTCATGTGGAACCTTGGATATCCTTTTAAATAGTATGATAATAAGTGAATATTTTAAAACTCCTATATGGATTGAACAAAAACCAGAGTTCATAAAATCTTTAAATAAAGCCTCTAATCAATATATAAAAGAAGCTAAAAAAAGAGAAAAAGATTATATAAAAAAACATGGTGATTTTGGAAGAAGTTATCATTCTACACCACTGATTAACGATAATAAATTTTTAGATTTTAGAAATTATGTAGGTCAAAAATCATGGGAGTTTTTAGATTGGCACGGTTTTGATATGCAACAATATCAGACTATGTTCTCTGAGTTATGGGTACAAGAGTTTGCTAAAAAAGGTGGCGGCCATCATTCTGCACACATACATTGGAATCAACACGTATCAGGTTTTTACTTTTTAAAAGCAAGTGATAAGACTTCTTTTCCAATATTTCATGAACCTCGAACCGGGGCACGTGCTACAAAATTAAAATTAAAAAGTGACAAAGGTATTTTTCACGGAACCGAACTTATTCATTTTAAAGTAAAGCCTGGAACTCTAATTATATTTCCAGGTTATTTAGAACATGAATATGCAGTAGATCACGGTACAGAACCATTTAGATTCATACACTGGAATATACAAGCTGTACCAAAACAAATGGCTAAAGATGTCTTTTAAAAAAAATAAATACACAATTATTAGACAAGCTATTTCAAAAGATTTAGCTACGTTTATTGCAAATTACTTTTGTATGCAAAAACAAGTTTTAGATACATGTAGAAAAGAAAAATATATTTCTCCTTATGAAACTTTACTTGGATATTATGAAGGACAAGATGAACAAATACCTGATACTTATTCTTGTTATTCAGACATCGCAATGGAAACTTTAATGTTGAAATGTCAGCCAGGTATGGAAAAAGCAACAGGATTAAAATTATATCCTGCATATACTTATGCAAGGATTTATAAAAAAGGGGATGAACTTGTAAGACATAAAGATAGATTTAGCTGTGAGATATCTACTACCATGAATTTAGGTGGCGATGATTGGCCAATATATCTTGAGCCATCTGGAGAAGTAGGTAAAAAAGGAATTAAAGTAGATTTAAAACCTGGAGACATGTTAGTCTATTCTGGCTGTGAGCTAGAACATTGGAGAAAAAAATTTAAAGGTAAAGAGTGTGTTCAAGTATTTCTTCATTATAACAACTCTAAAACACCTGGAGCAAAAGAAAATATGTTTGATAAGCGCCCACATTTAGGACTTCCATCTTGGTTTAAAAGGTAGTATATTATAATGGAGGCAGTGAACCACCACATACCACTCACTGTCTCCTTTATAATATTTGGATATTTATGTTACAGAAACTTAATTTTAAACCTGGTTTTAATAAAATGTCACAGACTCAGGTGGTGAATCACAATGGGTTGATGGAGATTTTGTTAGATTTAGATATGGTTTACCTGAAAAAATAGGAGGTTGGAATCAACTAACTAGTTCAAACCATACATTACCAGGTGCAGCAAGATCACAACATGCTTTTACCTCTGTTAAAGGAGAAAAGTATGTAGCTATTGGAACTTCACAAGGTTTGTTTTTATATTCTAATAACAGGTTTTATGACATTTCTCCTTTAGATAGTAATGTAATTACAGGTTGTACTTTTGATGCTTCTTCTGGATCAGCTACAGTTACAGTTAATAAAACATCCCATGGTTTATTAAATGGAAGATATATAACATTTACTAGTGTAACTGTTCCAACAGGTTCAGGTTATGCTATAGCAGATTTTACCGGTAACACTTTTGAAGTTTTAAATAAAACAGCAAATACTTTTCAAATAACCATGCCTTCTAATTCAGCAGGTTCTACATCGGGAACAGGATCAGCTAGAATTGATCCATATGAGATTGTGGGTCCAACTTTTCAAACTGGTGGTTTTGGTTGGAGTGCTTCTACATGGAACACTAGTACATGGGGCACACCTAGATCAACCACTAATGTAGTGTTAGATCCAGGTTTGTGGTCATTAGATAATTTTGGTGAAATATTAATTGCAACTATTGGAAACGATAAAACTTTTACATGGGATGCAGGAGCAGCTAGTCCAACTGATAATAGAGCAGTAGTTATGTCTGGAGCGCCAACTAAAACAAGAATTACTCAGGTTTCTGATAGAGATCGACATGTGTTTCATTTCGGAACAGAAACGACTATAGGTAATGTAGCAACTCAAGATCCTATGTTTATTAGATTTTCTGACCAAGAAGATTTTAATACTTATCAACCAACTGCAACAAATACTGCTGGTACTTTTAGACTCGATAAAGGGAATGAGATAATGGGAGCTGTATCTGGTAAAGACTACACATTAGTTTTAACTGATACATCTGCATATGTAATTCAATTTATTGGAGCACCTTTTACATTTTCTGTTAGACAGGTAGGCACCAACTGTGGCCTAATAGGACAAAATGCTTTAAGTTATTCTGATGGTAAAGTATTCTGGATGTCGGGTGAAGGCGGGTTTTTTGTTTTCGACGGTACTGTAAAAGTTTTACCATCTTTAGTAGAAGATTTTGTATTTACGACTACTGGAGATAATTTAGGTGTAAATTATAATTCTAGTCAATTAATTTATTGTCAACACAATAGTCTATATAATGAAATAAACTGGTTTTATCCTAAAGCAAGTTCTACTCAAATAGACAGATGTGTTACGTATAATTATTCAGAAAATTTATGGACTACTAGTTCTCTTGCAAGATCTAGTTATTTAGATCAGGGTGTTTTTGAATTACCGTTTGCAACTGAATATAATTCAACAGCTCTCCCTAATTTTGATATACAAGGAATTACAAATACTTTTGGAGCATCTACATACTATGAGCATGAAAAAGGAACTGATCAAGTAAATAGTTCTGGTACTACTTCTATTGATGCATTTATACAATCTGGAGATTTTGATATTGTAGCAAGTACAAGTGGAGGTCAAACAACAAATGTGGTTAACTATAGAGGAGATGGTGAATTTTTAATGTCAATTAGAAGATTTATACCTGACTTTAAAGTTCTTACAGGTAACTCAAAAATTACTTTACTATTAAATAATTATCCAAATGATACAGCGTCTAGTTCACCTCTTGGTCCTTTTACAGTTACATCATCTACTGATAAGGTAAACACTAGAGCAAGAGGAAGATTGGTATCAATTAAAATAGAAAACGATGGCACTGGTGAAACTTGGAGATATGGAACATTAAGACTAGATGCTCAACCAGACGGAAGAAGATAATGGCTAAAATAACTAATTATATACCAGAACCTAAACCAGAGTATGATGTAGAAAATCAAAGACAGATATTAGAGTCATTAACTACTTTACAAAATCAACTTAATTTTTCTTTTCAAAATGACTTGAAAGAAGAACAAGATATATTTAATTATTTCATGGCATGACGATACAATATAAAAACCAAGGTTTTAAACAATCTGATACAAGTAAAGTTACAGTTCTTACTTGTCCTACTGATGGAGCAATCATAGTTAAAAGTATTTACTGTGCAAACAACGATGCATCTTCAGCTATCATAGTAAACATGAATTTTGTTGACTCATCCGATTCAAATACTGAGTATGAATTTTTTCGTGATGATCTAGCAGCTAAATCTCAAGTAAACGCTTCACCTCAAGGCTTGAATTTAGAAGCAGGTGATGCTATAACAATAACAGCAGCTACAGGCAGTAATAAAATACAAGGTCTGATAAGTTATGCTCTAATAGACAGGTCGCAACAAAATGGATGATGATATATTAAAAATTAATTGTACTACTATAGTTACAATTAGAAATTCTAAAACAGGTAAAGTTTATAAAGATGAAACTGAAAGAGATTCTGATATAAATAACCCTAATACAGAAACGAAAGCAGAAGATGTGGTGCAAGATCTAACAGTTCAAGTATCACCGAAAGGATTAAATTTATTACAAAAAACAATGGATGACAATAAAAAATCAAACACCTAAAGGTGGTACTGAGTTACAATTTAGTTATTTAGAAAAATACGTAGATAAAAAAATATTAGACCAAGTACAAATAACAACATCTGTACCAGAAAAAATTCCCTTACATCCAAGTAAATTAAATATACTTTGGCAAAAAAATTCATGGGATCAACCTAATATAACTCCTTGGTTTAAAGATAAATCTAATCATCATAAATATGATTGGTATGTATTTAATTCACACTGGACTTTTGAAAAGTTTAGAGTGGTATTTGATTTACCTTTAGAAAAATGTGTTGTTATAAAAAATGGTATAGATAATATACAAAAAGCTGAACCTTATAAAATAGGTCAGCCTATAAAAATTATACATCAAAATACACCTTGGAGAGGATTAAATGTTTTGCTAGGTGCTATGCAACTAGTTAAGAATCCTTTGATTAGTCTGGATGTATACTCCTCTACGGAAATATATGGAAAAAATTTTTATGAACAAAATGATCATGATTACAAAGAATTATATAAACAAGCAGAAGCTTTACCCAATGTAAATTATATAGGTTACAAACCTAATGAATATATAAAAGAAAACATACATAAATATAACATGTATGTTTATCCTAGTATTTTTGAGGAAACATCATGCATATCTTTGTTAGAATGTATGGCAGGTGGTTTATATTGCATTACAACTAATTTTGGTGCTTTGTTTGAAACTGGAGCAGAGTTTCCAATGTATATACCTTATGATAATAACTATAAAAGGTTATCTGAAAAATTTGCTCTTAGTATAGAAGAATCAGCAAATACTTTACATAGCACACAAATACATAATCATCTAGAATCACAATCTCTTTATGTAAATATTTTTTACAATTGGAATAAAATAGCAAACGGGTGGACTAGGTTTTTAAAAGGAGCTCTTGATGCAAAAACCAAATAAACCTATA